ATCCAAGCTGGTGAATACATGCTGCCACAGGCTCGTCGTCGTCTGATCGAGCAGATGGGTCTGAAGCATGCACCTGTTCTTGCAGCTGCTGCTGACATGTACGACACTCTTGGTATCACTGACATCCCACAACTACTTACATTCGCTGAAGGTAAGTCTGTGATGGGTGACATCACTGGTCCAGAGCGTGAAGGTATCGTGTTCAAGCAAGTTGATGGTGGTATGAGCTTCAAAGCGATATCAAATTCTTACCTGTGCAATCAGAAAGATTAAGGATATCTTGCTAGTGAATTTACCGAAACTTCTTTTCTGTCTGATAATCTACAGCATCGAAGTTTTGGTACCTTTAACTTGTCTTTATGTTCTTGTGATTTCGGTTTATCTGACAGAGCCTCTTTGATTTTCTGTTTGTGTTCTTCTGTCTTATGTGTAGCATAGAACGGATGATCGTCAGTTAGAAAATTTCGACCACGCATCTTTTCAGAATGTTCTGGTCTTTTTATTCCAGTTAATCTTTCGGTCTGTTCTTGTTTTCTTTGTTCCGTCCAACTTGATGTCTGATTTTTAACCATCATCTTTTTAAATTCTGGGTCTGCCCATCGTTGTTTAGATGATTCTGAAATCTTTTGTAACTGTTCTTGAGTGAACTTGTGTCCCTCGTGTCCTACTGGTGCTCCATCAAGACCATTTTCTTCTTGTAGGTTTGCCCAGTTAGGAGAGTCAACGATGTCATTTTCTTTGGAGAAATTTAATGCGAATTCTTTACATGAATCGTCATCTTGAAAAGTTGCGATAATCTCAGTCGTGAAATCTGAGCCGTGCTTCTTTAGGTGTCGTTTCCAATACTTACCAGAGCCAGTGTACTTATGTGGGTCTTTTTTGGTTGTTTTACCGAAATACTTCAGCCCTGTAACGTTGTGGGTTTTAATGTAGAGATAAATGGTCATCTTTAGTTGCCTTGCAAAGAATTTTGTTGTATAATTGTATTTATAAAAATCCTATTTTCAATAGGTACTTGTTGAAGCTGTTTTAAGGAATTTGAATGTCTCACTTTATTCGTAATGGTAATATGTACTCTGTTGTGTCAGAGGAAGCAATGGATCTGCAGCCTACGTTGCCTGTCGGTAATTACACCGTCAAACGCAACGAGATGACTGGCCAGTTCTTCTTGGAGATGGTGGACTCGTTCCCCCAAGTTCCAAAGTTGTATGGCAATACAACTCGACACGCAGATCGTATCTTGAATACATTCTTCGATCGTCCTAACTCTACTGGCATTATGCTGAATGGCGAGAAGGGTTCTGGCAAAACTCTGTTGGCCAAGACTCTGTCCATCGAGGCTGCAAAGGTTGGTGTACCAACTATCATCATCAATGCTCCATGGACTGGTGATGCATTCAACAAGTTCATGCAGGACATCGAGCAGCAATGTATCATCTTGTTTGATGAGTTCGAAAAGGTTTATGATAACGATCAACAAGAAGCTGCACTGACCTTGTTGGATGGTGTGTTCCCTTCTCGCAAGTTGTTCATCCTGACTTGTAACGACAAGTGGCGTGTCAATGAGCACATGCGTAACCGTCCAGGTCGTATCTACTACATGATCGACTTCAAAGGTTTAGACTCTGGTTTCATTCGTGAGTACTGCGATGAACGTTTGGACAATAAAGAATACATCGAAAAGATCGTGGAAATCGCTGCTCTGTTCGAGCAATTCAACTTTGACATGCTGAAGGCATTAGTGGAAGAAATGAATCGCTACAACGAATCACCACAAGATGCATTGACCATGCTGAACGCTAAACCAGAGTTCAACAATGTTGGTGAGTTCTCTTGCAAGCTGATTGTTGATGGTGAGGAAGTTAAAGATGCAGCCAAGGGTTCTTGGAAAGGCAACCCACTGACTGGTACTATCTACTTTGAGTGGGATCCAGAACCAGAGAACGACGACTCTGAGTGGAAAGACTTGACCTTTACACCCAACCACATTGTAAAGGTCGATGCAAGTGAAGGACGCTTCATCTACGAAATGGACAACGCTATCTGTGTTGTAACACGTAACAAAAGTGCTGGCTACAACTACTTGGCTCTGTGATAAATACCCTTGCCTTGCAATGAGGCTTGGGGTATAATTAACTTATCTAAACTTGGAAATTTTTATGAAGAAAATTCTTTCTGTTCTTGCAATTAGTATGATGCTTGTTGCTGGTTATGCTGATGCCAAAGGTGGTGGCTCGTCTGGTGGGCATGGCGGTGGCGGCGGTGGAGGTCGTTCCAGTGGTGGCTTCTCGTCATCTGGTTCTGGTGGCTCTCGCCCGAACGTTGCCGCTGCTCCATCTCGTCCGTCGGCTGCTCCAGCTACTGCACCTGCACCTGCTGCTCCACAGACACGAACTACAACTACTACATCTACGACTACAACTCGCACTGCTGGTGGCGGTATGGTTGGTGGTGGTATGATGTACGGTGGTATGGGCATGGGCTTTGGTTATACCAACGGTCTATTGACTGGTTTGATTATCGGTAATATGATGCATCCACACAATACCGTTGTTTACAATGGTGGTGGTTACAGTGGCAATGCTCTCTTGTATCCCGATGGTCGTGTTGTTAACCAACAAGGCTACCAAGTTGGTACATACCAGAATGGTCAGTTTAATTCAGTGAACGGTGGTATGGTTGCACAACCTGCTCCAGCTGATGCGTTGAATCATGCTCCGCAAGTTGCACAACCCGTGATCATCCAGAAGACTGGACCATCTGCTGGTGAAATTATTGGTATGATACTGCTTGGTGTCATGATTGTTCTCCTTGTTATTATTTTGATTGGAATGCTATAATGTCTACTTTGCTTGTTATCTTTTTTGTTCTGTTGATCACTGTTATCATCGTTGCACTTATTAGGAATTCTTCTATGTACCACCCTTTCGACTCTTACGAAGACGAAGTTACCACAACTACAACTACTACAACCACTACTGTTGTTGACACACCTGTCGCTGCACCTGTCGCTGCTCAGCAAACAATGGGTCTGAATATTAATGGGTTCCCGATTGTTGGTATGATCCAACGTCAGTTCGAAGGTACTACACCATTCGTTATTGACCCAGTGGATAACGATAAAGTATTCTTGAACACAACTGACGACATCTATGAAGATGGTGCTGGCAAGTGGTGGGGTCTGCAATAAACCTTAGAGATGCCTTCTTTGTACTCCACGTCACGTTACCTTCTGGTTTTGAAATCAAAGTACCGTGCCGTGGATACAATCTAAAGTCATGGAAGGCATTTGAAGACAGACTGGGTGGTACATACGAAGTTGAGGAAATCAACGAACGAATTTACAATCACTTAATGCTTGGAGATCCAGACGAATGTCTATCACCCTTACCTGTGGACACAAAGTCCAAGACACCGAAGAGTGCTACGAAGCAGCCACGAAAGAGTGGACCATCAACGAAGAAGGTTGGTGTAAAGCCGTTGCCTACAAAAGCGTCTGCAAAGACTGCTACGAAGAGTATAAGAAAAACGACGCCATCCTCTTCACCGAAGCCGAAGAGTTCGACTGGCTCCACAACAAGGAAGAAGACTAAATGAAGTTAGCAACCCTATCAGAATACGCCAAGCACAAGGATGGCACTTACGTTGCTCTGGAAATGAGCGAATCATCAATGGATCTATTGGACCACTTTGTTGAGGCTAATCTTGGTCTTGATGAGCGTGTCACTAAGAATTCGTATCACATCACTGTAATCTACTCTCGTACACCAGTGCCTGATGCAGAGAAACTCTCTCGTGAATACTCAGTGAAGGCTGATGCTGTTGGTTACGAAATGTTTGAGACTAAGGATGGTGGCAAGTGTTTGGTGCTCCGTGTCGAGTCTGCTGAGGCTCGTGCTCTGAACAACACTCTTGGTGCAATGGGTGCTACATCTGACTACGATTCGTACAAACCACACGTGACATTGGCATACAATATCACTCAGGATATCGATCCTACCACTTTGCCAGTGCCAAAGTTCCAATTGGTGTTTGATCACCTGCATGTTGCTCCGTTAGATCCACAGTTTACTCCAGCTAACAAATGAACGATACACTAATACTCATTGCTCTGTTATTCACCAAACACTTCTTGGTGGACTTTCCACTGCAGACTAAGTTTCAGTGGAGTAACAAAGGCACGTATGGCCATGTGGGTGGTATCCTGCATGCTGCGTTCCATGGCATGGGTACTTGGTGTTGTTTCGCTTGGTATGCTCCAGAGGCTGCTGTCTATCTTTCGTTCATGGATGCTATTATCCATTACAACATCGACTGGGCTAAGATGAATCTCAATGCCAAGATGGGTTGGGGTGCTAATACTCATGAACAGTTCTGGTGGTTGCTTGGCTTGGATCAATTCCTGCATGCAATGACTTATGTTGGCTTGGTTGCTCTTGTTACAAAATGACTCACATCTACGTAATCGCTGGCACGTTTGATCAAGCCAAGCAATACATCAATAGAAAGAGGGCAGAATATCTAAACTCTGGTGAACCTCCACTGTTGATGCCAAACTATCTCTATGTTTCTGGTATTAATAATATTAGAGGCATTAGTG